ATATTATAGTTGAAAATATTTTAAATACATCTAATCAATATGACACAGTATTTACAACAGGAACATTAAATGCCGATAAAATAATTAGATTAGTATTTTATGCAGAAACTGGACAAATATTTGACAACTATCAATTTAAAGCAATGATCACAAATGATTCTGTAATTACAAATGAATATATTGATTATTATAGAAAATCTATTGGTTATTTATCACTTAATGGTGAAGAAGATTCTTTAGATGATTATATAGAATTTCAAGCAATTCCAAATGGTATTATAGAAATAGTTCAAGTGGGTTCAGCAATGGATTTACTATATGGTTATTCGTTAACAGATATGTCTAAAACTACTTTAGAGTATAATTCAGATGTTTTCTCTTCTAATTTAATAACAACTGTTCTAAACGAAAGATTAGGAACTTTGGATAATACTTATAGAAATAAAACCATAGCAATATGGGGCGATAGTAGAGAAAGTAATAACCCAACTTCTGATCCTTCAGCTGTCGGAGATCAATTAGATACTTCATGGCCATCACTATTAGGACAAAAATTAAGTACATCTATATTAAATTATGGATTATCTGGTGGAGCTTGGGCAGAGAATACTTATCAACAAGATGAAGCTGCTGCAATAGTAAACCGTGTATCAACACAAGATGTAAATGCTGCTGCAGATATAATTATAATTTCATCTATGAATGATTTTAAATTAGCCACTCCATTAGGAAGTTCAGCAACAACAAATAAAGATAAAACTACATTCTATGGAGCTATGAGAGTAACTTATGAAACATTAGCTACTAAGTATCCTGGAAAGAAAATCTTATTAGTATTACCTCAAAAGAGATACGATGAAGATGTTGATTATGGTGGAGGTTCTTATTATCATTATTTACAAGCACAAGTAATTGTTGCTAATGAATATGGTATCCCAGTAGTTGATTTATATCATAATATGCCAGGAGTTGCTGGAACAGCATTCTACACAACTTATATGCTTAATGCAACTCATTGGACTGCCGCAGGAAATGCACGTGTTGCTGATCTTGTAGCCAAAGAATTAATCGGAAATGGTAATAAAGGAAGTATGAATGATCTTCCTGCAATACCAACAACTGATGGTACTTATACATTAAAATGCACAATTGTAAATGGTATACCAACATTTAGTTGGGAATTATAGGAGGTTTAAATTATGGACGATATCGATAACTTATACAAAGAAGTTAAACTAACTCAAGATGTGCTTAGAAACACTACTACTGATGCGTATACAAATATGAAAGTGTTGAATATAACACTAACATATAATGATGATGATGGTGTGTTGTCTTTGAGTGCAGCAAAAGATACTACTCTTACCTATTCAAAGTACGATAAAGTCATTCTTAAAGCAATCACTACTGGGTTTACGGACCCAGTGGTTGTATTGTGTAAGTTTTACTTATCAGGGTATGAGGAAGATGCAGTTACACTACATTTTAGACCAAGTTATTTAGATGGTGGATTTTATTTACCATTAAATCAACTTGTTGCAGACTTAGGAACAATAGGTACTAATAATACTTATGTGTTAGAATTCACATTGTATGACAAATTAGAGAATGAATATAGCCAAACAAACGTGCTTAATCTTAATCTATACAAGACAAACACAGTAATAGATTATGAACCTAGCGAGATATCAAAACTATATGAAATGGTAAATGAATTGAATTTATCAGCACAGGAGGTGTAGAATGATTTCAAAAAAAGATGCTAACGCTATTAATGAGAACTTAGTTAAGACTAAGATTGGAAACACTGTTGTAAACAAAGATATTTTAACTTTTAAAGTTTACAATGGAACAAAAGAATACACAGTAGGTGAATTACTTGGAAAAGTAATTACTCTAGAAAATGAAATAAATGATCAGAACAAAAGGATTGCTGTATTAGTAAATACAATAAACACTAACAATGCAACAATAGTTGATAATGAAAAAATATTAAACGAAAGATTAGCTAAGCTAGAGTATAAAAACAATGGAGGTAATGAATAATGTTTATAGCAATTACGAATTTTATATTAGCCAATGAGGCAGCAGTTGAAACTTCTGAACAAATAGTTCAAGTATTAAAAGACTTTTGGGCAGAAAATAGTGGTTTATTTATTGGATTAGGTAGTTCTATTATGGCTATTTTAGTAGCAAATATTGGTACCATTATCACAATGGGGATTAAGAACATCAGATATAGGAATAAAACGGATAAGGCCAATGGTATTAACGAAAGTGTCTTGATCAAACAAAGACAAGAATATGATAACAAAATTGTAGTATTATCTAAGAACATGGACGATAAATTTATTGAACTAAATAAGAATATGCAGTTTGAAAGACAAAAAATAGAAGATAAAAAAGCTAAAGCTATTCTAGAAAATACTAAGCAACTCAATAAGAACCTTGATGAGATTAAGAAACCTATATCCATTGAAGACTTATTGAATAAGTAGGTGTGATATGTTTAAAGATATAGATAAATGGAGTCAAAAGAAGTTAAAGAATTCCTTACTGGGTTGGAATATATTGTATTTTGCAATAACATTCCTAGCCCCAATAATCATTTGCATTGTGTATGGGACAAATAACCAGCTATTAGGTAATGTATGGAAGATTTCTTTTTCAATACTTATTCCTTTAGTAGTAATCGTGTTTGCTCTATTACATTACTTTAAAAAGAGTGTTCAGAAGATTAAGATTTTAAATATAGACGGTTCTTATAATAACAAGAACAAGTTCTTAAAACACTTCTTATTATCATTGAGTGGATTGATTTTACCAGCAACATTTATATGTTTAACATTAGGTGTGATCAATTTCTTAAGAGATGGGTTAATACCTTATCTATTTATGGTTGTGTATATTGTAATATGTGTTGCTGTAGGTAACCTAATACAAAATGCAATCATAGTAAACTTTGATGAAGAGATGATTCTCAGAGATAAGGTAGCAGAACAAAATGCTATCACAATGAGAACAGGTTTAAGATAAACATAAAAAAAAAGGGTAATATCAATTGGTATTACTCTTTTCTTATATCTTACGTTGTGAATTACCCACGTTTGCGTAGTTAATCTTCTGTGAGAGGCTGTTTGAGAGGTTCTTTATCCTTTTCAAACACTTTAACCCCATCTTTATCTAAACCTATGAGCTTTCCATCTTCCTGAACCATTTTAATCTCACCTTTAGAGATCTGTTCAGCCAACCTATAAGCCTGTTCTTTATTAGTACTTTGCTTTTCAATCTTGATCTTTCCTAACGCTTCATTTACATCTAAGGTATAGAACCCATATTCAAAGTTACAATAATCCTTTAAGACCTCAATCTTATTCACTAATGGACTCTGTAAGTTCTTATCAAATGTTGTGTTAGCACTTGTGTATGCACTTGTTATATTAACAGCTATTAACCAAAACATATATAAGAAACTAAATAAATTAAAGTTCCACGTAACTATAAGGATAGCTAATACTGAAGATAATAGAGTAGTTGCTAAGTTCTTAGGTAATCTCTTAGTGATCTTTTTATTAGTATCTTTACCATAATTGTTTACATAATCTGTTTTAGTTTTCTTTTTAAACAACGCATATTCATTAGTGAAGTAAATTTCTTTAATTGCTGTATACCTTTTAATACGAATATATTTAATGTTTTCCTTAATGTAATCAGGTTCTAGCTTCTTATTTAAGGCCTCTATTTTGCTCTTCAATCGGTTTTTCCTATGTGATGTGTCATTACACCTAGAGAGCTTATCTGATAGAGATGAAACTTTATTATTAATATCTTCCATATATAACCCTATTTTAATTTGTAGGTTTTTCTTTACTAGGAAATCATTAAATGTTTCTTTTCGTATCTTATTCCATTTTTTATACTCTTCACATAAGATAGCATAATCATCACCATCTTCTAATTTGTTCTTAAAGTATAGGTTAGAAAATAACCATAACATTGTTAGTACTAAGAACCTAACTGTCCAACTGATCCAAAAATCAGCACTATAAATATTCTTAATGATCACAGCTTTAGTATCACCATTAAAACCTGATATACATTGTAATATTACTGCAAACACTGATGATGCTATGATCAAGACCATTAATGTTGCACGTAATATTCTGTTCTTTCTTTCTTTATCCATAACAAACCTCCTTAAATTTTAAAACGGTAAAACAATTATATTAGATGATAATAACACTAATAATGTTGCAAACACTACGATTAATCCTAAAGTAATAAATAATTTTTTCTTTTCGTTCATAACAGCCTCCTTTATCTACAATTTTATTATATCATAATAATTGAACTTTGTCAATATAATAGTTGACAAATGTAAACATCTATGTTATAATATAATTAGGGTTGGTAGAGATACTCCTTTTCGATACTAACCTTATTCACTTTTTTATCTTTTCAAAGCAGAGAGTTGTTAATTCAACTCTTTGTTTTTTTTGATTTAGGGCTTTACAAGTGTAATTATTTATGATACAATATAGGTATGGGTTAGTTAGATCAATCTGAAGTAATTATAAAGGAGGACTTATGGCAACAACAACATCGATCCCGTACAAATTAACCGAGAAAGAAAACTTATGGTTAATAGGGAAAACAGACAGTGAGGTAAAATATATAACACTCACTCCTGCAACTTATGGTAGTCAAAGACGTATAACGTTTTGGGCTAAGAAACCAAACACAAGTAATGATGGTTTATTGAATTGGGTTTATGAAAATAAGTATATTAGTTTATATTTGTTTGAACCACTAAAAGAAAATGTTATTTATAGAATTGTAAAATAGAAACTACTTAGGTAGAGAAAGAGGTAAAAATATGGGACATAAAATTAAAATGTTATATCACAAACTAGAAGAAAATGAATTAGGAATAGAAGTACTATATCCTATTAATGATAAGGGCCAATATAAAAAAGGAACAATTATTGGAAAAACAATTTATGATGATCAACCGATCAGATACAGAATATTAACAATTAATGGTGGGAGATTAGATTTTACTAAAGAACAATTAAGACGTAAAACACCTAGAGGAATGGGAACTTTTCCTCCTAAGGGGGTGATTATCTAATCTACCCAAGTGTTAAAAACTGACACACGCGGAAGTGTGTAATAGTATATTGGTACAAAATCGTACCTATGACCCTCTAATCGCTTAAAAAGGTCCGTACGGAATCGTACCAATACGGTTTTATATAAACCTAAAAAAGAAGAACTTAGAAAATAAAATTTCTGATTCTTCTTTTTTTATTTTTATTTTGAAAAGTTGCTAAGGGACATTTCCTACCTCATCGGTTATATATACCTAATTTTTTCACTAAAAATGACAAAATCATGAAAAAGTTGTCTGGTTTATATAAAACCAAATGAGGTCACTAAATTTGTCTAAAAAAGAGGATATTTCAGATAAATTAGGTACGAAACCGTTCCAAAGGGGTATTTTTAGTGTACCCAATTTGGTAAAAACAGGTCTTTTTTGGGTGTTTTCAAAATATATTGGTACGAAAGCGTACCCATCAAAAAACACTCATTTCTGAGTTTTCTAAAGGAAATAGGTTGTTGCATCACTCAAAACCAGAAAAAGTACTCAAAAACACCTATTTTATGAAAACGCAAAAGTGAAACATTCAATTTCGGTATATATAACTTAAAAGTTTTTTGACCCCTCTACGTTTGGTTTGAAAAAAGACACTTTTTAGGTACGGATGTGTACCACTCTCTTCTTTTACTAAAATTATTACTATTTATTATTATTATTTATATTATTATTGGTATGATACCGTACCTATAATATACTTATTTTTAAAACCTTTTATAACTATACATACAAAGGTACCCGTACCCACTTTATTTTTTTTTATGAAAACGCTGGAAAAAGAGCAAAAAAGAGTAAAGGGGTGTTTCCCTAGAAAAGAAAAAAAAATTAAAAATAAATGAAATAAACCTTTACAACTATAAAAGTGTATGATATAATATAGGTAGATAAGGAAGTGATCGATATGAACGAACAAAAAATTATAATGCCTGAAATTACAGAGGAGTACTTAGTAAGAATTGATGAGATAAGATTTTATCTTTTAATTAATTCTTTTGTGGAACCATTTAGCCCTAGAGATAAAAGAAATTATTTAAATACAGTGTGTTCTATCCTAGAAGTGAATCAAGATGTATTTAGTTTTGCAGAGAGTGCAATTAATTCTGATAAATACAAACCATCAAAATATGAATTGGCAGTAGCCTTAAGATATATGGGAATTCCATTGAGAATAGTTAAAAAAGAATATATGCATCCAGATACATATTATAAGTATATAGAAGAATTTGTTGCTAACGGTGGAACTGGATTTAAAAGCAAATTTGAAGAAGACGATATTATGGTATCTAATAGTATAGTAAAATTTATTAAAGGATATGTTGGCATAAGTAAAATATTAACACACATCGATAATACAATGGGATGTGGTATAGAAAATACGGAGGTAAAAAACAAAAATGAAATTAAAGAGATTTAGACTTACTAAAGAGCAAGCCGAAGAAGTAAGAGTCTATTTATATAGAAACAGAATAAGTCAAGGTGTTTTAGCACACGATATAAATAGAAGCAGAATGGCAGTGAACAGAGTCTTGAACAATGATACAAAGTTTGAGATGGGCAATGTTCCAAGTCAGATATGGAGATGGTATTTAAAACGTGAATACCCAGAATTAGAAGTGGAGGTATAAAATGAAATTAGAAGTAGCAGTAAACAAAGATAAAATAAAAGAGATTAAAGAGATTAAGAAAAAAGAAGATTTACCTAAATTAGACCTGTCGGAATATTCTAAGAGTAAACAGATTAATTCAGATATTGAATTACTTCTTGTACAAGCTTTAATCTATTATGATAAAGACTATAAGAAAGTTTCGAATTATTATGTTATTGATCAAGATATTGTTAGTAGCATCTTAATAAAGTACTATAAGAGTATCACTAAACTAGTTAATACTGGGGGTCAAGATGAATTAATTCAAAAATCTTTAGACAAGATAGTTGATATCATAACAGCTCATATTAAAGAGTTACATGAGAAACAAAAAGTTAGTAAAACTAAAATGTTAACACCAGATGACTCATCTACATTAAGTAAAATGACGGATAGACTTCTTAGAATGAGAGAAGAGAACGTTAGGGTATCTGTTGACACAATGAATAAACTAACAGAAACTTTGATCAAGATGAAAGTATTAGAATTACAAGAAAAAGGTGAGATTGAAGATACAACTGGTTTGTTAAAGAATCAAACAACAGTAAATTCTTTACTTAAGGTTAATACAACAAGTGTTACAGTTCCTATTAAAGCAGTAGATGTTGAAACAGGTGGTGTAAGGATTTATACAACATTAACAAAGGCTGCAAAGGCTGCTGGTAAGACAAGAGCGTGGTTCTCAAATGAAGTTGTTGGTTCAGGTGAACCTTTAAATGGGGTTTTGTACACAAGATATAACAAAACAGTAGATGTGAAACCTTATGAAGAAAAAGAATCGCAGAATTAAAGACAATCTGTTTACGGAAAACAGTAGCATATATTCAGACACATTAAAAATGAATCCTAAATATGCAAACTACATTATGGGTACATTAGAGTACAAGTACAATTGGTTAATAGGTGCATTTCGTAGTGGTAAATCGACTTTCAATGTGTTAGGGTTTATTATTGCGTTGGAGGCCTCAAGGGACAACATACACTTAGTATTAGCCTCAACTGTTTCCGTAGCAAAACAGATTTATGAAGATGGTAATGGAAAATTGGGTATGAAACAATTCTTTGGTAGTAGATACACTAGTGGTAAATACGAAAACAATGAGGCTGGTTTCATACAAACACCAAATGGTACAAAAGTAGTACTTTTCTTAGGAGGTGCAAAGGCATCTTCATTCATTTCATTCCGTGGTATGTCCTTGGGGTGTATCGCAATGGAGGAAATAGATTTATTACATGAAAATACTATTACTGAGGTTCGAGGAAGAGTTCTTGCAGCTGAAGATCCAAAGATCTTTATTACAATGAACCCTAATAGTCCTAAAATACCAGTATATCAATGGCTTAGAGAATTACAAGCTAAGCACTTAGTAAATTTTGAAAGAACTTGTATAGATGACAATCCTGGATTATCAGAAGAAAAGATTAATGAAATTAAATCTGAATTTGATCCAGACAGTTTATTTTATAGAAGATATATTTTAGGGGAAGATATCACCACAGGAGATGTTATATATCACCTTAGGGAAATTAATTATATTAATCCAGAAGACATTAAACCAGAAGAATACATAAGTTATGTAACAGTCTGTGATCCAGGTGTATCAATTTCATCTAGTGCATTTATTTTGGCTGCACTTAAATGGGATAAAGGTACAAGTAAATTTGTATTAGATATTCTTAAGACATATGATTTTATGAATAATGGTAAAAATGATGTAGACATTAAAATGTATGCTGATACTGCAAAAGATTATGGACTATTTGTTAAAGAATGTGCAGCTATGATGGGTAAATTCCCAGAGAAGATTTTTATAGATATTGATCCTGAGTTTTATCGTAACATTAAGATCGAATTTACTGCTTTAGGTTTAAACTGGAGTTTCGTAAGATGGGTTATTAAGGATAAAATAGAAGAGAGAGTTAAGATGGGCAGCAACTTAATCTGGAAAGGTAAAGTAAGATTTAATAGAGTTGCCTGTGCTGGTGTAATAAGTGAGTTTAAGAACTCCCAAATTGATAACAAACAATTGGAACAAAATGGAAAGTTTGTTAGGAAAAAAGAATATAATGATGCAGGACATAGTGATTACATAGATTGTGTAGATTATGCTTGTAGTTATTATAAAGGCAAGTTATATATAAAGTAAGGAGAAGATATGGACAATAAAAATTATGATCTTACAATGATTGTAGAATATGAAGATAAAGAATCAGAAGAATGTTTAGTTGAGGTCCCAAATGATTTATCAATTGAGGGTGTCAAGTCAACAATGGAACAAATGTTAGCAAGTAAAAGAGGCTTATATTGTTCAATAGTAGATATAGAAGAAATAAAAACAAAATAAAGGAGATTATTATTATGAAACAAGTTATAAAAAGTGAAGAACAATGGGCAGTTATTAGAGGTTATGAAAATTATTCAGCAAGTACTTATGGACGTATCAAACAAAACAGCAATGGACACATTATGAGATCATTTCCAGCAAAAGGTTATTTAAGAATAGGATTAAGAAACGAATATGGAAGAAAATTCTATTATGTATCTAGATTAGTAATGTTTGCATTTGGAAAATTAGATTCTTTAGATTATAATAAGGATGAACAAATTGATCATATTGATAACGTACATATTAACAACAATATTGAGAACTTACAAGTTCTTAGTATAAATAAAAACTTGAAAAAAAGGTTTACAGACATACCTGAATTGAGGTATAATGTAGGTAGAAAGAGTAAAGCTATTATTGGGACAAGTCCTGATAATAAAGAAGTATTCTTTAAATCAATAGCTGATGCAGGTAAAGCTGTGAAACTATTTGATGGTTCAAATATTTGTAAGTGTTTAAAATTGAAGTCAGGCCATCACGTAGTTGGTGGTTATACTTGGAGATATGCAACAGAAGTATAATTATAGGAGAACAATATGAAATTAATGTTAACAGAGAAAAAAATTGAGAATAAAGTCAATGAGATGTTTAATAAAAAAATATCTGGTATGAATTTATCACCTGATCAAATGCTAATTCAAGATGATGAGTCTTTTAGAATGGCTGAAAATTATGCTTGGTATAATTATAATACTGAGCAGTTGTTAGAGTTTTATCACATTTATGTTCCAATTAATAGTGTAACTTATTCAGCTATTAATTACTTTTATAGAGTTAAAGCTAGTACATCTAAATCTAATTCACCCGTGTGTCATTTTAATTTAGCATCAATGCTAACAAACACAATGAGTAATTTAGTTTTTGGTAAAGATCCTATTATTTTAAGTAATGGAGCAAATAAACTTAAAAATAAAAAAATTGAAAAAGAATTAACTGAAATTTTAAATGATAATAAACAACATGATTTGTTTTTTGAAGCTGCTGAAATGAAATCTTATTCTGGAGCGGTTGGTTTTAAATTAATAATGGACAGTGATTATAGTAATTATCCAATTATTATTCCTTATCCTAAGGAAAGAATTAAATTAATAAAGAAATATGATAGAATTCAAGAGATTGATTTTATTGATATTTATTACAAAGAAGACAACAAAACTAGTCAAAAGTATAAACTATATTCTAGATATGGAAAAGGTTATATTAAATATAATTTATATAAAGAAACTGGAGTAGTATTAACTGAGATACCAATTGGCTCAATAGAAGAAACATCAGGACTACGAGATATTAATATCGTTTATGATGGTGTAGCTTCTAAAAAGATCTATGCAGTTTACCTAGAGAATGGAAATAAAGGTAGAAGCGATTATGAAGACATCAAAGATGATTTTGCAGCTTTAGATGAAACTTATTCTTGTATGGTTGATTTCATACGTAAGAGTAAAATCATAACTTATAGACCAGAAAACACATTAAAACTTAATAGTAAAACTTTAGAACACGTGATTGATACATCATATGACTCTACGGAAGTAATAGTCTATGACTCAGATCCAAATGCAGATAACAAAGAACGTACACATATTAATAGAGATGTCGTAGAGTTGGAAAATTCTATTGTTTCTTATAGAGAAACTATGACAGCCATCATAAAGAATGCGTGCCTTGCATCAGGTATCAGTCCAGCTACTCTAGGAATAGACGCAGCAGGGGCAAATAGCTCTTCTCTTGCATTAGAAATAAGAGAGCGTGTAAGTTTAGCCACAAGAGCAGAAATGGTTAAGAAATGGTCTTCTGCACTTAGTGATTTATCTGGTTTACTTATTGAATTGAATAATTCAAATTCAAATGGTTCAAATACTATTGTAATTAAAGATGATTATTCAAATTCATTTTCAGTAGATTTTGGAGAATATTTAAATGCTACATTTGCAGATTTAATAAAATCTTTAGGCGATGCTTTAAAAAATAATTTGATCGATCTAAAATCAGCATTACAAAAATTATATCCTGATTTAGATGATGAACAAATACAAACTATGTTAGATAATATACAAAAAGCAACACCAATTGAAACAAAAAATAAAGAAGATAAAGAAGACACACAAGATGCAATAGGATTTGCAACTGATGAAGAAAAAGAAGAAGAAAAACCAGAAGTAGAATAGGAGGCTTATATGGATATTTTTAGAATAAGAGTCCCAGATGGTTAAATGTAAAGGAAGTGTATATTTATGATAATATTGTTTTTACTATTGTGTATAATTATATACAATCAGAAACACAGAGAGTAATATTTTGTAGCATAGCTACTAGATATAAATAAATTCGAATAATGGAGGAATCTTATATATGATCGAAAACAAAACAGAACCAATAGTAGAAGTGGAAACTCCTGCTAAAACAGAGCCAACAACTAATCCAGTTGTTGCAACGGAAGTACCTAGACTTTACAAGAGTTTTAAAACCGAAGAGGATTGGAATAAATACTTAGATGGAGCTTTAACTCAAAGAATGGAAAAGGGCGTATTAGATAAACTTGGAGCTGAGTCAGTAGAAGAAATTAAAACAAAATACAGCACAGCTATAAAAGAAAAAGCAGATTTAATAAATAAAAATTTAGAACTAGAGGGGAAGTTGGCAACAATTGAAACAAATACTATCTTCTCTAAGTATAACGTTCCAGAAACAAACAGAAACGATGTTCTAACCCTTGCAAAGCAAAAGGTTACAGCAGACGTAAACTTAGATACAGCAGTAAAAAGTGTAATTGAAACTTATCCGTCTTTTATCAATGCTAAATTAAATTTTGGCACAGGAAAGGCTGATCCTAAGATTGTATCAAAGGAAGCAGCAAAGGCAGATGAAAATAGATTACGTAGAGCGGCTGGTCTAAAACCAAAATTATAATCGTAAGGAGATTAAAATATGGCAAATTCAATAGCATTAGTAACAAAATTTCAACCGTTGTTAGATGAAATTTATCAAGCAGCAACATTAACAAGTGATTTGGAGAGTACAGAAGTACAATTCGATGGTAGTCAAACAGTAAAGGTTCTTAAAGTAACAACAGGTGGATTGAATGCATATTCAAGAAACGATGGTTTTACAAAAGGAGCTACAACAGCGACTTGGGAGTCAATGACTCTTACTCAAGATAGAGGTACAGAATTTAATGTAGATGCAATGGATGATGAGGAAACTCTTGGACAAACATTTGCAGCAACAATGGGTCAATTTATTAGAACACAAGTTGTTCCAGAAGTTGACGCTTACAGATTTGCAGCAATCGCAGCAAAAACTACTCCAGTAACAACTGCAATAACAACAGGTGCATCGCTTTTAGCAGCAATTGAAGCAGGTGAAGCTAAATTAGATGAAGATGAAGTTCCTACTGAGGGAAGAGTCTTATATATCACACCTACTAATTATCAATTGTTAAAGAGTGCTTTAGCTACATCAGGTGGATTACAAAGAATTGTAGCAGGTACAGTGGATATGAACTTCAGTAACTTTGATGGTATGAAAGTAGTTAAAGTTCCAACAGGACGTTTCCATACAGTATGTACAATAGGTACAGGTGGATTTACACCAGCTGGAGTTGTAATGAACTTCATTATAGCTGATCCAACAGCAGTTATAGCAATCAACAAACATATTAGATTAAGAGTGTTTGCTCCAGAACAAAACCAAACTATGGATGCTTACAAATTCCAATATCGTATCTATCATGATTGTTTCGTATATGACAATAAAGTAAAAGGTCTTTACGTACACGCTTTAGCAGCCTAACTAATATAGTTTTTTAACGGTTTCTATTTTAAAAAACCGTTAAATTTTTATTAATATTAGGAGATTACAAATGGAAAATTTTACAAATGACGAGTATATGGTGTATGATATAGATACACACAGATACACTATCACTAGTGCATTGTTAGAACAGGAGCTAGGAATTGAATTAAATGATATTCTTCCTGGTGATAACACAATAGATGTTGACAAAATGGGAGAAATCTTTTTGAAACAATTAACAAGAGATTTTTATGGCATTATTGCTATGTGGTCTGCCAATATTAATAAAACTTTATATTTACTTTCAAAAAATGATTATAGAGCTTCTCTTAAAGAGGGACTACTTAGATTAGCAGATTACAGATTGACTTACAATACTCAAGAAATTCCACAAGAAGTAAAAGATTTTATGGCTTCTAGTTCTCTATTGTTTAGAGGAACTATTGAAATTCAAAATGAGGATTTGGAAAATTATGAAGCTAAAGGAGTTGAATGGTAATGAGTATTATAGATTTATATCAAAATAAAAAGAACAAGATATTTCCTTTTACAGGATATTTTGTAGTAGAAGATAAGGAACTTGCATTTAGTTATCGTAAAGTTCCTAGAAGAAACATAAGTTCAAATAAAACATTGCATGGAGTGGTTATTCCCGAAACGGACATAACTATCTCCACTTTTTCAGTTCAGGACTTTAATATAAATGATAAAGTTATTTTAGATAAAAAGCAGTATGCAATAACTGCAATGTATAAGGAACCCGAAGAAGATGTATTAAATGGAGCTTATAGAAAAACTATTAGTGAGTTAAAATATTTAATATTGAGAGGTTAGTTATGGACAGAGAATACTTTGAAAAAGATTTTGATTTGTTTATTAACAATTTATTCAATGAAAACAAGTCTAGTTTACCCAGTGATAGTGGAAATATGAAAAATAATGCTTATAAGATCAAACGAACTAAAACAGGTTGGGATATATACATAGACGATTCTGTCGCACCTTATGCCAAATGGCTTGAGGAAAATCCCAATAAGAAACAAGGATTTTGGTCTGATTATAGCAAACAAATTATAGATAAAATCAAACAGAAATATGGAGGTCAATAATTATGGAAGTACAAGATATATTTGATTATTATGATGCATCTATTAGAACAGAATGTACTGCATTATATGAGAATGAATATTTAGATAATGATTTGTCAGATAAATTGGTTATTATAAACAACGAAGATGTATTGACTGATAAAAGACCAATGGATCTAAACAAAGATAAAATATATATCATAATATATTACAATGGTGGTAACCTTAATACAGATACTCCAATGGAAATATATAACAAGATATTTAACATAGAAATTATAGCAGAAGAGAAGTATCGTTCAGATGTTACTGTTTTGTTAAATGATATAGCAGTTACTAATAGGAATCTTTTATTTACTTTAGCAGATACACCTATTCAAGTAAATGTACAGAACGATCCTATTATGGATCAGAAGATAACAATTCAAGGACACGATGCATTTAAATCTTATTTAACTTTATTTATATTGATATATAATGATGGTGTTTTAGGAAATGATGTTATTTTAAAAATAAACAATGTAGAAATTCCTAAGACTAAAATGGTTAAGTCAAGAGTATTTGAGAATAGAGCTGATTTACAAAAAAGAGAAGCAAGTAAACATTTTACAAATACATCTACTTTTCAACTTAAAGTTGAAGGAACTTTTGATAAATCAAATACAACTTTGGTAACATTGTTTGATGCTTTAGATAAAAATACTTCATTTGGAACAACTTGGAGTATAACAACTGAGAGAAGTGGTTCAATAAAAGTAAATGATATATTTTCTTTAGTAGAGATCACAGATGAAACTGTTCATAATCAATTGATTAAATATTCAATGACATTTATAACAGCTATGGAGGTATAATATGGCAACAGAAATAATACACATTGTCTTAGATGACGTTGCTAAGAATGACCAACAACTATCTAAGGAACAAATGGATACTTCAAATGGAGTTGAAAATAAAGAAAATAAAACAGTTAAAACAAAAGCTGGCTTTAGTACATTTAAAAAAGCAGCTGTAATTTCATCTGTAACGGCGATTGGAGTTAGTACGATTAATAAGTCCATAGGATATGAATTAAGTAACTACGGGGCAATTTACGGTGACCAAGCTAGACAGAACGAATTAAACAATATGATGAGTGTTGGTAAAACAGCATTATCATATGGTGCAGGTATAATTGGAGCAACCGTTGCTGGGGGTCCTATTCTAGGAGCTTTGGCAGCAGTAGGCCTTGGTGTTAGTAAAGCCTTTAGTATGGTAACAAACGCTAATGATTACAAAATGTTAGATGCCGAAAGAAATCTTACAACCGACATGAACAGAAACAAGTAGGAGGTGAAATATGAGTGTACAGTATCCAATAACTAAAATAGATACAGAGGGTAGATCAAATACAGCTACCAGGGATGATTCAACACCAAATTTTGCGTTGGCTTGTTATAATAATTTTTTAGCATATGGTTCAAAAATATATCGTATGGGTTATGAAATACATATAAAAAATATGGAAGAAGGAACTCAAGATTATGGTAAACTATACACTACAATAGATTCACATGAAACAATGACTGATCAAACTGATGGTTATGCACCAGAATATGTGTGTTTTAATCCACTTAGACAAAATGCTACAAATGTAGCTTTTCAAGCAAATGGCACTGTGGCTATAACAGGAGGAACATCGACTGATCCTAAAATTCTTAGTGTATTTTATGATATTCCTGGGCTAACTGAAAATGTTTATGGTGTGTATGATGTACCAAATTCAATTAATCCAATTAGTAGTTCTGATGTTGAAGCTTATGGTGGCACCACTTATAAAGTTCAATTAGCAATTACTAGTGTTAGTGGGGACCCTTATGGTATAACTCCTTTTTCTAGAACGAATGTTATTGGTCTTTGTGGACTTGATGAAGATGCTGCTCCAGTTGTTGGAACAAGCTTAGTACTCGTTGGTGATTCTAATTTTAGAAATGCTTATAGTAATGTTTTAGGAATGGTTAAAGATCCTAGCAGACCTATAATTAGATATTATGAAAAAAATGCTACAACAGGAGTAAAAACATATACTTCAACAACAGGAATTTTAATTCCAATAACAGATACGGTATATGCTGCTTTAAAAACTACTTGGGGGATTTCAGAATTATATAAAATTAAGCATACTTATGGTAATGCTGGTAATTGGTATATCGAAGGATTTAATTTCTTTTCAAATATTGCTTCTGGAAATCTTTTTGGTAAATTTACATCTGAAGGAGTTTCTGAAGATCCTGATACATATGAATATGGTGCAAAAAATTATAGTGTGGCAGTGCAAAAAACTGGGGATGGAACAGATCGTAAGTTTTCTCTTCCTGTTTCTGCAGTTTTAGTTGCACAAACAGTTAATGAAGAAGTTAAATTTTTTAGTGTAGATAATGTTTCTGATACTGATTTAAATTATGTTGCTAATAACAATAGGGTTACATATTATAGAGATAAAAAATTGGGAACAACTGCTGTTGGAATTGTTTGTAAATTAACAAATAAAGTTAATAGTTCAGAATTTTATAGAGTTCCAGAAAGTGCAATTACTTATTCTGGATATTCAGATTCTAGAGGTAATAGATTTTATATAGACATATCAGGTGTTTATTTATCTACTGTTTCAGCAGGAAATTATGGAATTAGTGTTTATGAAGATGACCAAGAAATTACAAATAATTTACCTTATGTTAAAAATGATGAATGGGCTTGTGAAGTAAAAACTGATTATTCAGGAAAATATTTAACTAATTCATCTAATGAAACACTTGCAAATTGGACACATGTGGCAACATATAGTTTTGAAAAAAATTCTTCTACAATTGCTGCTACACTTGATGATGTTGTACAAGTAATACCTGAGCCAGCTAATATAGAAAAAGAACTTACTAATTATGATACTTTAGAATTTAGTTGGGATTATAATGATGATCCAGATTTAACTGGTTATACTTATAAATTTGGTATTAATGGAACTGAAATAGTAGTACCATTGTCTTCTTGTACAATAAATACAACAACAAATAGAGTTAGTTATAATATAACATTTACAACAAGACAAACAACTACATTATATTTAAGAGCAAATTATACAGTTAATAGTATTAATTATTATAGTAATTATAGTTCTTTTTACACAGTATTTTCTGGTATTGAAACTCCAACAGTTTATGATGAAGTTCGTATAGAGTCAAATGTTATTAGAATTAGTTGGAGTGCAGTTGAATTTGCTACTTCATACACAATAGTAACATATGATGATGCAGCATCAGAAGATGTTTATGAAATTCACGATCAAATAACCAATACTTATTATGATTATACATTCTCTTCTATTAATAATATGAAATATTATATATTTGCAGTCCCATCTAATCTTAATTTTTATTCTGATAGAACAGATGATCATTATTATCTTTTAACTAAGATAGATACTCCTGTAATAACTGTTGATAGCACAACAGGGTTAGATCAAATAAAATTTGCTTGGGATCCAGTAGATTTTGCTAGAGGTTATTTTATACAAATATATGATTATAATACTGAAAATACTACATTTTTAGTTGCTGGTTCAACAACAGAAGAAATAACATATACAGCAGATGCACCAGGAAAAAAAGATTTTAGAATTCAAGCATTAGCAGAAAATCTTGCTTCACTTGTCTCAGAATATGGAAGTATCCTTACTCATACATTTTATAGTCTTAATACTCCAACATTAACAAAAACAGAAACTATTTCTCCAGTTGAAGATAGTACAGGAGTAACAGCAGTTACATTAAGTTGGACTCCAATAGCAAATGCTGGTGGTTATATTTTGAAAGATACTTATGTAACCACAACAGAGTCTGGAACAACAACTACTTATATTTATAATACAGGATATGATGGAACAGTTTCTTCTACTTCAAAGTATTTTGATACTGCTAATTTAAATTATGGACAACATACATTTAATGTTAGAGCAGTTGATGCTGTTTATAGTACTTTATCTGATACAGTTAAAAATTCATTACAAAATGATATTAAGTTAAGTAATTTTGATAGTGATATATCTAATGAGTTTATGATTGAAAGGTCATTACTACCAGCACCAACTATTAATTGGTTATCAACTACTTCAGGTTTAATGGTGGATCAATCTACTGTTGTGCACGATAGTATTGAAAATGCTGATTATTATAAGTTAGAAATATATGATCAAAATAATCTTACAACATATTTTAAAACAATAACATTAAGTAAAGATAATACTTCAATTAATATCGCTAGTGCTTTTGATACATTTTTGCTTAGTGCAAACTACAATATAGCAGTTAGAGCTCATTCTTATGATACATTGTATTACACTTACTCAACAGCAAGTAATATATTAACATATGAAACTATTCAATTAGATGCTCCTACCGATTTGATTTGGGAATCCACAACAGACACATTGTCTTGGACTTATCCAACATTTGATGCTTCTGTTTATGGTTTAAGTGGGACACTTTATTTTGAAGTGTATACTTTAGAAGATGATTCAACATTAACTTTAGTAGAAACAACAACAGCAAAGCAAATAACTATTTCTTTAGCTGCTGGATTGTACAAATTTGTTGTTAAAGCTTACTTTACGGCAAGTGGAATAGTATAGGAGGATAAATATGTCAATTATATATACAGATAACAGTTACAAGTACAGTAATCCTCGATTTATGAGATCAATTCAGTCAGAGATAAAGCCAGTTGGACAATTAGCCACTCCAGTAATTTCAAGGAGTGGTTCTAAGGTCCAATGGTCTGCTGTTAGTGGTGCTAATATATACAAAGTTTATGACCAAAGTGGTGGTGTTACTGATATTCAGAGTACGGAATTCAATTTAGATATCAACACTGTGGGATCTTATTCTTATTATATTTATGCTTATTATTTAGATCCTGATGGAATAGAGTATATTTCTGATCAATCTAATACAATTTCGTTCACAATAGCTAAGATAACTGCCCCTGTGATAGATTTAAATTCTGGAACAAGTGAGTTATACTTCAGTGCCGTAAGCAACGCTACAAAGTATTATTTATCTACAAATGGTTCATACTCAAACACTTTGACTACTGCGTATACATCAGTAAGCCCGTACATTATAAGTAAAGATACTGTTGGTACATACAGCTTCAAATTACAGGCCTTAAATGACAATTTAGGTTGGTATAACAACACAGTTGATACTTATTATATTGCATCAGACAATTCAAACGATGTCAGTTATCAAGTAATTAAAATACTTACACCAAGTACAATAGCTTATGATACAGAAACAGATGAGATATCTTGGAGTGCTTCAGCTAATGCAGATACTTATGAATTATACATTAATGATTCTCTAGTACAAGACTCATCAGCTTTATTTTACACAATTACTGCTTCTTATAGTGATGCAGTTGCTTATGTTATTGCCCATAAAGGACAAGTAACTAATCCTAATCCAAAATGTTTACCATCAACAAAAGCAGAGGCTAAAACAGTTTCTTTTGGTAAATTACCTACTCCAATATTAACAAAAGTTGATAATGTGTTTAGTTGGACAAATTTATCCACTAATACTTTAGCTTATTATGTTTATGATTCTGGTGAGTTAATATATATCACACAAGAAACAACAAAAACTATACTAACAAACACAGCAAAGACATTTAATATTACAGTATTAGCATATGCTGGTGGATCAGAAACAATTTCAAACAGTGAGTTATCAAATGAAGAGAGTTTTACATTTTATAAACTAACAGCTCCTATCGTAGAAGTTACAGATAATATACTTACTTGGACAACACCAGAAAATGCACTTACTTATAATGTTTATAGAAATAATAAATTGATAATATCTGGTTTATCTTATAATTCTATTGATGTTTCTTCTTATATTTTAGGAGGAAATAATGATTTCTACATTAGAGCAAATAATACTTCCTACCCTCAATATTTAATTTCAGATGCATCTAATACAATAGAGATAAATAGTAACACTACTTATTATACTTGTAATATAGATGATATGGTTTATAATTTACAATTACCTATTCACCCAACATTTACTGAAGATGGTTCATTAGACGCAATGGAAATCAATTTAGAATATAATAATGATCCAATAGAAGTTAAAACTGGTACTGATGTATCTGTGTTTGTAAATGATACAGACAACAATGTACCATTGAAAGAATGGAACATGATCGTGTCTAAAGATACAGTAGAGGAAGTACAAATTGGTGCCTCTAGTAGATATGCCCACCATTTAGACTTAATAGAATTGACTCGTAGGTTACAATCTGAGTTTATTCCAGACGTAACCGTTACACAACCTTTGGATTATATCTCAAGTTTATATTTAGCAGATGCTGCAGTAGGTGATTTAAATAATAACATAATGATTGATAGCAATATAAAAATGGTTGCACCAACAAATTCATCTTATCCTAATGATCATTATATAGCAGATATTCCAGCCACAATTAAAGGTGTGAGAGTTCCTACTAAAGCAATACTTAATAGTGAGATCAGCTTACCAAAAGTTGTCACAGGTTATTTGTACAGAGAGTATGAAGATTTTTTCGGATATACTCATAAACAAAATATTACTTTGTTAACTAAAGAATATTATTTAAAAAATGTAACTACTGGGGTTGAAACATTAATTACTAAAACTACTAGTAGGTTAGACATTAAGTACAAACTTGATACACCAGGAAATTTTCAAATTATATTAAGAATTCCCGATTACCAAGTTCCTAATACAAATTCTTTTTATGATGATAGTGTGTTTCTTCTTAAGTTTATGACAGCACAAGGCACAAATATTGATGGTTTAAATCAAGTACTAATGTATGATAATAGTGTTGGTGATGAAAATGACTATGAAGATATGAAACAATCATTTGAAATGACTTGGAACATAGAAGTTGTAGATTCTACAACATTAGAAACATCAGAAGATGTTTATACTTGCTGGGATGCAATTGTTAAAATACTTAATAATTTAACTCCTTTAGAAATATCAGACATAAGATATATCGAAACTACATCTTATCCAGATAATAATACTACTGAAAATATTGGTTCTAACTGCAAGATACAATCACCTAAGTATTCATTAGATCCAGATTTAGAAGTCTTACTTAAGTCTAAAATAAGCCCTAAATTAACATATCAAGATAATAAAACATTGTACGAAGCGTTGTTAAGTATTGGGGTAGAGTTTAATGGTATTCCTAGACTATTAAAATATAAAAAAGATGGTGATAATCTATATACAAATGTGATTAGTTATGATATAATGAATGAGTATTCAGGTAGTGCATTTGATACTGATGGAACAGAATTACAAATTGTAAATTCTTCTTTGAATAATTATTCAACAGGAATTATTAGTAATGTTAAAAATATTGTTTCAAAAGATAATGTAATAACTTATCCATCAAACAATTATTGGGCTTCAGCAAGAAGTACAAATGTAACTGATCCTTATACAACTAAAATGAATATGGGATTAATACTTCCATTCAATATTCACCAGCTCGTTAGTTTAGAAATCAAAGATCCAGTAACGGATACTGTGTATGATATTACTTCTTATATATTAGAAAAGAAGAAATGGGACACATTAAATGCTGATAAAGATGGACAAGGTTTAAGTTTATATTGGATCCGTGGTAATAATAAAATTTATAATATGGGTGCTATTACAGCACAAACTGAAACAGAAGCTGTTTTTGGACTTGCCTCAACTGAATATGTTATACAAAATATAGCAAAAACAGTTGGAATGAGTTCAGTTGTAAATGATGCTTCTAGTAATTATGATCTGAACAATGTGGTGTATAGAGTTAAATATATTCCTTATACTAACACAAGACTTATGCTTGAAAAGAATAATCAATATAACACTGATGTTGAGTTATATACTAACTTTAACCAAAGTGAAAATACAATTACTGATTACAATTATGGTGTTGCCTCACAAGTAAATTTATCTAAGCTTGGAAATACAGAAGTTACTAAAAATTATATTTTCCATTCGATTAGTGAATTACCAATGTTAGGTCAATATAAAATAGTAAATGGTGAGAAGTATTATGTTGATAAATATTCTTTTAGTATATATGAAAGATATATTTCTTGCAGTGTTCTATTTACAAAAAATAGTAACAAACTAAATCCTAGAATGGGTATTAAAAATGATTATAGACAGTACGAATTATATGATAGCGACTGGGTTGAGCGTGTAGTTAATATAAACCATTATTGTTATCTTGCTTTAGAATCTTCTAACAGTGAGAACCAAAATGATTTTGAAACAACAGAATACAATTTAATTCATAACATATTACAATCATTTAATTATGTTAGTACAGATATGACTAAACCGTACAAAGCTCCTGACACATTCTATATTACTCCTAAAAAGAACTTAGTAGAGAACTTACAATATACACCTTATGGTAGTACTACTAAAACCGATTTAAACTCTGGACTATTACAAGCTAGTAATTTAACAGTAGGTAATGCTATTGCTATTTATGGAAAGTGTTATGATAACTTCTCAGTTGGTGTTAAAGCTACTGATTTAGAAACAACAGGATCAATTCACGGTGCAGGAAAGTATATCCAAAAAAACATCAGATACGTAGATGACCTTGGTAAAACTCCATTTATAAATATTGTTTTAGGAAACTTAAAAGACAGTAACAATATAACAAGTGAAAGACAATATCCAGAAGCAGATACAACTACTAATGTAGATAACAATTTTGACAATGTTTACTTAAATAAAACATTATACATTCAAAAGGATAATAGAGAAGCATTAAACTTCAACTATCAAATTAATTTTGTTAGTAAAGATAAAGATATAAATATTCACAATGGACTTACAAAATATATCTTTACAAATAGTGATGCCGTTTCAAAACCTAGTCCCGTATACGTTTTATATAAGGGAAATATAAATAACTACGATTATGTAACAGATTATAAAGAAGTTTGCACCCCTAAGTTTTATCAAAATAGTGGATCAATTAGAATTTATAAAGATATTAATGATCCTACAATAACAGCATATGAGAATTATGATGGTATTGCTCTAGTTTGGTTGCCTCAGAGTCAAAATGGTAATAGTTCATTGCCAGAAGTAATTTATTCGTACAAAACAAGTATAGCAAGTGGTGACACTGTAGAAATTCCTGATATTTATTGGAATTTCACTGATACAAAATAATTTAATAAGAACTTATGTTTGGTTTTTATCCATCATATCCTCACAAAATATTAATGGATAAAGACTGAACTAAAGTTTTTATCCATTTTATTTTAGCAAAAATTATATAGGAGATATAATATGAAATATATTAATATGTTTATTACCGAAACTGGACAGAAAACTTCGAGTTTATCTGGAATAGGAAACAATTTTACATTTAATCAAAACAGTAATGATAATATTGTTAGATTATATTCTAAAATTGCTTATGCCAATACGATTATGTTTATAACTTATGCTGATAAAACAACAGCAGCTAAGATACATATGATCAGTAAAGGCTATGTAGAAGAAGAAGACAAGTACTTATACGAAGTACAATTACCATACGCAGCAACATCATTTACAATGAGTGGATCGACCGAAAAAGTTATTTTCTCTTTCCAATGTTTTAAATATGATACTTATGGTAATGCACTTGCACCAACTGTTGCAAACACAAGGGTAACAGTAAACCGTAGTGATAATAATGATGTGCTAGATGCATCTTATAATGGCACTGATGTAGATAACATATGGGTAGAATTAGGAACACAGTCTTTAGAACTACAAGATCTAGAAACTGAAGTAACAAATCTAAAAGCAAACAAAGTAGATATTACTACAAAAATAAATGAAAAAACTTTAGATGCAGATATTGTTTTAACAGATACAGATATTCCTAGTGATAGTACAGAACACGCTACAGTAAAAGATTACCTAGATCACAATGCTGGAGAGATTATTAAGATTTGGACTGGTGATGGTACAATTGGAAAAGCTCTAAGAGATAGTGATGGTAACATTATTGTCAACACTTATGAAACTAAATCTGCTGCATCTGCTGCTCATGATCTAAAAGCTGATAAGGCAACTACTGTTAATAGTAAACCATTGAGTGCAAATGTTGTTTTAGGAGCTACTGATATTATTAATTCTGGTACTGGAAACACAGTTAAAACTGATATTACAGACCTTAAAACAGTAACTGCTGAACACACAGCAACATTACCTAACAAAGCAGACTTAGTTAATGGACTTGTACCAGCATCTCAATTACCTAGTTATGTTGATGATGTTATAGAAGTTGAAACTTATGCAAACTTACCAGCAACTGGTGAAGCAGGAAAGATTTATGTAGTTAAATATGATGAAAATACTGGAAATGATGCATCAACTTATCGTTGGGCAGATACAGTATATATTTTAATTAATGATACATTAAGTGCCGCTGAAGTTAAAGCATTATATGAATCAAATTCTAATACAAATGGATATACTGATGCTGAAAAGGCTAAGCTATTAAGTCTATTAAGTGGTACAGAATATTATAGTGCATCTGAAATTGAAAGTCGAATTACAGATCTATTAGCTTTAAATAATTTACAAGATACACAAATCTTATTTAATGGTGTTGATACTTTAGATAGACTTGGAACATTTGCATTATCACTTTTAACTGATTATAATTGGATATATTTTAAAATTAATGTTGGAACTAAAGAATCATATGGATTATTTAAACCAAC